TGCGCAAATGTAATACGGGTTTTACGAGTATCATTTAAATTGATCGTAGAATGGTCATCGCGCTCGTTACGATAACCTTCTGGTGCTGGATCAAATAATTCTGCAATATACATAATGTTATTTAACCAAAATCTATTAAACTGGACCCGGAGCCTGGCCAAACCCACTAGGTTGCTGTGTGCCATCTGGCATTGGTGTGCCTTGTCCCATACCTGGCTCTGCGCCCGCTTCTCCTCCCTCTGGCCCTAACGAATCCATTTCAGTATTAAGACCGCCCGGTGTAATGCCCACGCTTCGTAGATTTGGATTATCAACCGGAGCACCTTCAATATCACCTTGTTCTTCTTTGAACATTGTTTCGTTTTCACTCATCTCTTGTTCAGTCATACCTAAGTAACGCTTCATTAGGTAACGCTTACTAAAATAAGGGAATGATTCTAGCTGTGTAAATGTAGCAATACGAGCACTGTCAATGTCTGCTTGACGATATTGTGCAAAGTTTTGTGGTTCATTAAACTGTAGGTCAAACAAAGAACCGTCAATATTAAAGCCTCTCCAACGCATGAATAGCTTAAACTCAGCATCTAGCTTGTCCACAATCATAGCTTGTAAACGCTGGCAATACTGGTTAAAGCGCCATTCTTGGATAAGTGCTGTGCCTACACGACCGTCTGTATATGCTTGGCTACCATCATCTGATGTAGTAGGCAAGTAAGAACTAGGAATACGCAAACCACGGAATAACTTGTTAGTGAAGAATCTTAAGTCGGTGATCTCACCTAAGTTACCGCCGCCCGGCAATACATCAACACTAGAACCTCTACCATCTGCTGTAGTAGGAAAGAAGAAGTCTTCGTTAGTTTGAATTGGATTGTATGTTGCATCCATCATCGTTTGATTTCCGTTGCCTGTTTGGCTAGGAATACGGCGCTGGTTTACTTCGTTTTTAATACGCTCAACGAATGCCATTGCCATGTGTGTTGGCATGTTACCAACATCAATCTTAAACACACGGCGTTCTGGAGCTCGTTGTACACGATAGATAATAATACTGTCTTCAAGTAGTTCTTTTTGTTTGAATACTTTGAATATGTTTTCTAATACGCTGTTACCAAAAGGCCAGAATACATCTAAACCTTCTGTTAAACTTAAATGAATAATATGCTCTGCGCCAACAGCGGCTTCGTTTTTAGCATGACTAAAACGACTGCCACCACCAAAAGGTTGTTGTGGTTGTACATAGGAACCGCTTGGGCCACCTACTTGTGGGTGGTTCATGTAAGTATCTGTTGTACTTACTTGAGTCATTGTTAGATTCTGGAAGTTAGGGTTAATGTCTTTAATTAAGTATTGCTCAGGTTCTTTACCATTGCTTTCATTAACAATAACTTTAGTAACTTTAGACATTTCTGTCCAAAATAATTTAAATGTTTCCGGATCACGGATGAATACCTGGTCACCATATTTTAATGTGTTGCGCACAATCTTAAAGGTACGCTTGTTAAACTCATTTAGTGCTACCCATTGAAGTAACTGCTCTTTAATGATCTTAACTTCATTATCACTGGGCTGTTCTTTAAATTGGATAGTAAACGGTGTGTGGTTTTCGATATTCTTTTGTGTGCAGAACTCTGCTAAAATATCTAGAGCCGCATTAACTTCAGAGTCCATATCCATTTGTTCGTATTGGTTATAACGCTCAATACGGTTTGGGTGCCCGATGTACACTTCTGGCAATTGGCTTTGGTAATTGCGATACCCTGGGTCTGCAAGACGCCCACTGCCTAGCGGGCTAACATTGCTAGGCATGTTTGATGTTTTAAAATATTTCTTCCAGCTCATATGTATATTCCGGTTGTTGCTATATTTATCGGCCTATTAGATAGCCGCTCTCATATGTTTTTCCGAAACATCTTTGTGATCTCGCATAATGTCTAGCATCTCGTCAAATTTTTCAATTAGTTCTGCTAGGTCCATTTTTACAGGAACGCTACGGCCGTCGGGTAATGGAATAACCGCTTCTGGCCCAGCTTCTCCTGCAATGCTTAATCCGTTAGTGATACCACCTTTAGCCATCTTAGGTAAGCTAACATGGAAATGTCCACCTGTTGTGCCAGCAACTTTATCTCTAAAGTATTCATCACCAACATAACGAGGTGCCATTTTAGCTTGAACTAATATGTCTTTAATGTGTTGTTTAATTAGATCGGCTTCTTGTGCATCCTTGGGTGGAACCGCAGTAGTGAAGTCAAATGCTAAACCTTGATTGTGATCCGACCCTGGGAATCCTTTATGATATGCATCTTTAAAGGATGTGAAGTTACCAAAGTTATCGCCAAATGCTTGCTGAATTACTTGCGCGGCGCTGATTGTTTTTTCTTCCGAGTCGCCACCGCCAGTAACATCACCTTGTTTTACTTTTAATCCTGCAACCTGTGTTTGTCTATTGCCGCCCATTGATGATGCTAAACCAAGTTGTCTAGCAATCCATCCGCCTGCTTTATGTCCGGCATAACCGCCGGCAATACCACCAACTGCTGTACCAACACCACCTGACACCATGGCTGCACCACCTGCGCCCAGTGCCGCTCCTATAGCCGTTGAAGTATAATCAATTGCTTTTTCGGCAACGCCACGCATATCAGTATCGCCTAACTTATCTGCTAAACCATTAGCGACTTTTAACATAGTATCAGCGGCATCTGTCATTGTGTTTAACACCATATGGAAAGCAGGACCCATATGATCTAATAATTTGGCACTCTGTTCTGCAACACTATATAAATTATCAATAATCTTTGCTAGCTTCGGCATGTTCTTAACAGTTATATCATCCATACCAATCTTAAATGCTTCTAACTTAGTAATGGTATCTGCATAAACTTTAGTAGCATCACTGATTTGCTTAGTTCTATTTTGTTCTGCCGCGGCTTGTGCATCAACTGCATTGTTTAAACCACCGCTTGCTTTATAAAAAGTTGAACCTGCGCTAACAATCGCATCCATGTAACCAGATTCATCTTTAACACCAGAACGGTGAATTTGTGCCAACTGTTGAGCACTGTCTACATTCTCTTTAATAGCCGAGTTATGACTTTGCATAACTTCTGCGGTCTGTTTGTTAAATGTTTCAGTCTTTTGTTTTGTGTTTGACAGCATTTCCCCGATTGCGTTAGTCATTTCCGGTAACGCTGATGCGAATTGCAAACTTCTTGCGCCGAATACTTTACCGCCAGTATAAACATATTCCTCTGCATACTCCGCGGCTCTCTTACCGTACTTGGCACTAATCATACTTAGAGCGTATTCTGTATTATTACGCTCATCAACTGTCATTTTGTTTTTAGCAATCTGATATGCTAGGCTATTATCTCTTGCTTCTTGTTCCTTCTTAAGTGCGTCACTGCTCTTGCCAGTTAACTCACTTAATTCTCGCATGTTGTATAGATAATCTCTAGCGCCGCCGGCTAACTCTTTGTTGTTCTTAGTTACATCTATACCCGAACGACTCATCATAGCCATGTAGTCACTAACACCGCCAGCTAACTCATCATAACTGCCGTACATTGCTAATAGCTTCTTATCGGTTTTAGCAATCTCAGTGCCCATTTTACCAACCATAGCGGCACCTTGTACTACGCTACTACTAAACTCAGCTAGGTTTTCGCCATTCTTGACAATGAACTTACCAAAGGTGTCAACACTCATACCAGCTTTAGTGGCTACATCTCGCATATCCTCTAAACTACCACCAAACGATGCGCCGGCTTTAGACATCTTAGTAAAGTTGTCCGACATCTTCTGTGCGTTTTCTAGTTGAGCCTTAGCGGCATCAACTGTCATCTGTATGCCAACTTGTGCTAACTTAGCAGTAGCTTCTGCAACACCACCGATAATCGGAATACCAGATGCTAATTTACCTAGGCCTTCAACAACACCTTTAGCAACATTGCTAACCATATCCAACACAGGAACAACCGCGGTGAAGCTCTTGTCACTGTTATAAACAGAATTAGTCATCGATGACATTGAGCCAACTGCATTTAGAAGTGCAGATGCTATTTGTCCTAGACCATCAACTGCCTTTGCACCTTTTGTAGATAACTGTTCTGCGTAACGAGCATCAGCTTCATTTTTGGCTTTTAAAAGTGTTAATTCTTTTTCAGAGAGCGCAGAATATTTTTGATGTAGATTGTTTAACTCTTTAAAGTTCTTAGCATTTTTGTTAATGCCAGCGGTAAATGGTGAGCTCGCGCCGATTGAATCACTTAGTGATGCTAATAGCTTACTCAGTAACTGGAGTTCTTCTGGGTTCATATACTCTTTTTATACGCCGTTAATAAAATACCATAAGTACAATATATCAAATATATTTATGGAGTTACAAACCATGGAAAATCAAGCCCAACAAAATCCGTTATCAAAATACTTTAGACAACCTGTTCTGTACATCAACTTACCTAGCAACGGTAAGTGGTACGATCAAGGATCATTAGAGTTACCAGTTACTGGAAGTATTCCTGTTTTTGCAATGACTGCAAAAGATGAGATTACATTTAAAACACCAGATGCTCTACTTAACGGTCAGAGTACTATAAGTGTTATTGAGAGTTGCTGTCCAAGTATTAAAGATGCATGGAAGATGCCGGTTGTTGATCTAGACATGCTTTTAATCTCTATTCGTATTGCAACATACGGTAAGGAAATGAACTTCACTACTGTATGCCCACACTGTGGACATAAAAATGAATTGGCCGTGGACTTAACAGCATTACTACCTAGACTTAAAGTAGCAGATTGGGAGACCCCAATCCAAGCACCGGGTATGACTATTCATTTAAAGCCGCAGAACTATAGAGACTTCAATGATAATAACTTAGCTAACTATGAAGAACAGCGTTTGATTCAAATGGTGTCTAGCGAGGACTTACCAGATGATGTTAAACTAGCCAAATTTGGCGAGATGTTCAGAAAGATTGTTGATGTAGGAATCGGACAAGTAGCTAAGAACATTGAATCTATTACAACAGATGATGGTACTATAGTTACCAATAAAGAACATATCACTGAGTTTCTAACAAACTGTGATAGATCTATTTGGGATCAATTAAAGACTCGATTAGAAGCTATGCGTGAAGATGCACAGATTAAAATTGAAACTCCATGTGAGAATGAAGAATGTGGTAAAACCTCGAGCACACCATTTGTATTCGAGCAATCAAGTTTTTTCGTGTAAGGCTTTTGACTCTAACAAATGAGGAAATTGTTGAGGAAATTGAAAAGCTCGACAAAGAAGCAAAAGCCATAAGAGAAGAACTCCTAAGAATATGTTGGTACATGCGAGGTAGTATCTCTTACGAAGAATCATTCTTTCTGAATCCAGAAGAGAAATCGATTATCAATAAGATTATTAAAGAGAATGTAGAAGCAACTGAGAAAACAGGTATGCTATTCATTTAAGACTTACTGCGTAAGTCTGTTTCTTTCGTTATCACTCAGAAACATTTTTTCTTTTAAACAAATCAAATTAGTTAACTAAGAAATTTAATTAACTAGTTTCATTTGTTTTAATTTACATATAAGAGATAGTTTCATCCAGATTGTTTGGTCACACTTTGCCCTTGCGGGCAAAAAATGGCTTCATCCGAGTCGACTCAGTCACTTAGCGTTAGAACTACAAAGTATTTCTACTTAACACAGGCGGTTGTCCGTTACCTGCTCGTTCCGTCTTATACAACGGCGGGCTAATATCTATACGCTAACATACATATTAACCGTGTGAGTTTTGTTAATCTCACATCCTTTAGCCTTTCCTAATTCTTTCAAACAGCAAAACCGATTCATAGGCATATTCGATCATGGTCCTGTTAAGGATACTTGCTGAGTGCTCTCGGGCGCAGAGAGTCTTCTGTCCGGGCGTAGTTAAACCCCTTGTCATAGGCACATGAAATTAACCTGTGCTAGTCTTTACTGCCTAATGTTTTGACCTGGTGTCAGAGTTTGTTTATGATGTGGGAGCCATGGACACGGACAGAGATTTGTCCGTTATAGTAGTCGTCTGATTCAAGGACGCGATGTGTAAATTGTTCGCGGGCTTCAATGTAACTACATTCTGCCTTAGATTTGCAATAAAAAAGTATTTCTCGTTTAAAATTGTTTGAGCCTAACTGTTCGATGTCTTTGTTTAATTGATCGTTTGAGCCATAATATGTAAGCCAATCACTGTCTATCTTGCTTCTAATTTTCTTCTTCTTCTTTGTGCCGTTTTTTAGTTTTACTGTTTTATATGTTGTCTTTGAAAATTTAGCCAGTTTCTTGCCTATGTATTTGCGACCTGAAATTAAGTTAGTGATGAGATATACAAACCCAACACAGTCTTCTGGCAATTCTGTGATAGAGTTGCCTTCAAATAACCAAACTGCGTGTGAAAGTTCTGAGTCCATGCACTACTAGTTATCATATTTCGCTACTTTCAAAATATTTTCCTATT